TGTAGCAGTTCTCCCGGGAGCTTTCCCTGCGTGGTACGTGGGAGAAGGCCATGCGTGTGGCGTGCGATGTATATCCATGTGCGGACGGTGTTCCGGTTCGCTCCCCGCTCGTCCGCTAGGCGTTTCGCCACGTCTGGCCCCGTGCGGTGCAGCCGGCGGTAATCCTTCGCGATGCCTTCATAGAAGCTGCGGGTGCGAGTCTGTTTTCGACCACGGCCTGATCGTTTGGGATGTATCGGGTCGGGTCGGACATTCAACGCTTGCCGCACGCGTTGCGCGAGCCGCTTGAGGGCTGGTGGTTCGTCGATGTCGACGCCTTCCCGACTGATCACCTCGATCCAGTCCGTGACCACGGGGGCTATCGCGCGCCCGCCGATGTGCACGCGTCGGAGCAGTGCTGCGGTCACCCCGCCTCTTGGCACCGAGGCGATCGCCTGCGACCACTCCCCCCCCCTCGGTTCGGGGTGTTCCCTCGGAAAGATTCGCAGTTCGGTGACCACGAGCACACCCTGTTGAACGTCGAGCCGCTGTGCGGCCACCCAGTCATCAGCAAAGGGCACGTTGACCCAGTAGAACCACTCTCCGCGCTTATCCGGTCGCTGCGCTATCCACGCCTCATCTGGTCCTGACTTCATCGTGCGCCTCCTTTTTTCGTCGTGCGTTTTTAGATCAGCGCGAGCATCGCGATCACGATCGCGAGCAGCACGCCAGCATACAGATCCTCACGGGTCATCGTCGGCGACCGTTCTCGATGCCAGCGTGGCCCGACACTGCCTCGAATCCAGCGGATGCGATCCGGTGCCCGACGCCGTCCCCGCGAGACCATGTATCCGGCCCTGGGCCGTAGACCTCGAAAACATCCCCGACGCTGGAAGAGCGTATGCGCCTCGTCCCCCAGTCGCTATCAATCGAATTCGTGATCCGAAACGCATCATCTAGATCGTCGGCCTCTATCTGGGCGACCCATGTGTACCCCACCGGCCACGCTGCTGGCGTTTCGGCCCAGCCCGCGTCCCGCGTGTTGTCCAGATGCCAAACGTTGATCAGTTTTTTATTTGTCATTTGTTTCTCCTTTTATCGTGAAAATATCTCTGACGTGGGGGAGCCGGAGTCCGACCAGATCCTAGCGGCTCGGATGGCGGCGTGGTGCGTGCCGCCGGTCACGTAGCCTAGCACCGTATAGACAGGCGATCCCCACGCGGTGCCGTAGTCTCGCCACGCTTCGATCTTGCCGTTTTTTGATTCTACAATCACCCAATTTTTATCGATCATGTATTCGTCTCCTTTGAATTTTAGGACTCACTCCTACCACTCGCCCGTGGTGGCCCTATGCGACCCGTCGCAGTCGTCGCATACGTCACCTGTATAGGTGGACTGCCAACCCCCATTAGGTAACTCCACGACCTCGGGAAGCTCGTCTAAACATGCCTTGCAGAGTTGAAGCGCAGTGTCCCGGCTTCCGCAAGAGCAGCGCAGCGTCTCCGTCGCTGCCGGGGCGAGGCGACTATGAGTGCCGATCCGACTGGAACCCGAAAGCCGTTCGGTGCAGTTTATGCATCTTGTCATTATTTTTCTCCTTTCAAAATTGCGCGCATTAACTCACGGTGAGTGCTGTGACATCTACCGGGCTCAAGACACTCCAGCCGCGCTCGTGGAAGTAATACAGAGCCATTTTTGTCACGACTTCGATTCCTGCGATTCCGAGTCCGACTGACCAACTCCCCGAAATCACCCGTGCGATGAGAATGGTGTCTGTGGTGGCGACAATTCGCCAAGATAAAGTTTTTGCAAGATCCCGCGCCCATCCTGATTTTTTTAGAAATTTCATAATTTAGTCCTTTCAAGAGCTATTTATATAGTAAGTGTGAAAATCCAAGCGCCGACGAAGATTACCAAGTTCACGGCCAACCCACCGATTGCAAAAAGTGCTGAGATTTTCGTTACCGTCAAGTTCTTCTTCAATTTAGTAATCATAATTTTTGTTTCCCAACCTTTCTACATCTATTATACATAGTTTTTAGCGCTTTGTCAAGAAAAAAAATTTATCTGTAAAGTTCTCCGCTCCCCCGTGTCTACAGGGTGGGGCGCCATTGCGCCCCCCTCCGGTGGCTCTAGATGCCCCACTCAACCAGCCGAGAGACGGGGCCAATATCACCGTTTGAGAGGTAGGCTATGTCCGCGAAGTCCCCGCCAATCCTGACGATGGTGCAGCGTTCGCGTGGGTCCCATTTGAGTTTGAAAGGAACGACCGCGTCACCGCGTTTGAAGCTGTCCCCAGGATGCCTAGCCGTCAAGTTCTTCTTCAATTTAGTAATCATAATTTTTTGTTTCCCAACCTTTCTACATCTATTATATATAGTTTTTAGCGCTTTGTCAAGAAAAAAAATTTATCTGTAAAGTTCTCCGCTCCCCCGTGTCTACATGGTCACGCGCGCGGCGTGCCGGATGGGTTTCGCGTGTATACTGTCTGGCGTGGATCATGCGGCGGTCGCGGAACTGATCGGTCTGGAGGCCGAAATTTGTCGGCGATCTCTGCACGACTACGTGCGCGGGATGTGGCCGGTGATCGAGCCGTCCACCGAATTCGTGGACGGGTGGCACCTCGGGGCTGTGTGCGAACACGAGCAAGCGGTGTTCGAGGGGCAGATCAAAAAGCTGATCATCAACATCTGCCCGCGCTCGGGAAAGTCGATCTGTACGTCGGTCGGGCTCCCGACATGGGGATGGACGCGCGCGCCCGAAACGCGCTGGCTCTTCTCCTCCTACAGTAGCGATCTCAGTCTAGAGTTTGCGACGACCGCGCGCCGCGTGATCGAGTCGCCGTGGTATCAGGCACGATTCAACGTGCAACTGAGCGCAGACCAGAACAACAAAGCCTTCTACGCGAACACCGCCAGCGGGTACCGCATCTCGACCTCGGTCGGTGGGAGTGCCACCGGCAAGGGCGGCGACATCCTGATCGTGGACGACCCGCACAACCTCAAAACGATCCACTCGGACATCATTCGCGGCGAGGACGTGCGGTGGTTTTTCAAAGTGTGGAGCAGCCGGATCAACAACAAGAAAAACGACCGGCAGATCGTGATCATGCAGCGCGGCCACGAGGACGATCTGACTACGGCGCTACTCGACCAGGGCGACTGGACCGTCCTCAAATTGCCGACCGAATACGAGCCCCGTGAGTGGACGAGCCCCATCGGGTGGACCGACCCGCGCGCGGAGGCTGGCGAACTGCTGAATCCTGGTCGCATTGGCCCGCAGGAAAATGCGACAATCAAGCGAGAACTCGGCCCGATCGATTATTCGTGTCAACATAGCCAAGAGCCGATGCCGGAGCGCGGCGGGATGTTCGAGCGGTCCTGGTTTGAGATTGTCGATCACGCGCCGACCGATGCGGTCGGTCGAGTGCGCTTCTGGGATGCCGCCGGATCGGAAACAGAGCGCAGCCCCTACACTGCCGGGGTCTTGATCAGTCACACGCGCAGCGGGAATTTTTACATCGAGGACATCCAGCGCGATCGGCTAGTGGCCGCGAAGGTCGATGCGCTGATGCTGCAAACTGCGCGACTGGACGGGGTCGGCACCGACATCGGCGAGGAGCAGGAACCGGGCAGCGCGGGGAAAGCGGTGATCTCTGCACACCGTGCGCTGCTGAGCGGGTACACGTACACGGGGGTGACGGCCACCGGGGACAAGTTCACGCGGTGGAAACCGCTGGCGTCCCAAGCGCGCCCGCTCTCGGACGATGAGCCGCATGGGCGCGTGAAGCTCGTGGCCGGGGCGTGGAACAAAGCGTTCCTCGATGAAGTGGTGGCGAATCGCCGCTCGAAATTCAAGGATCAACTCGACGCGGCGGCGGGGGCGTTGTTTCAACTCCGCACCGCACCGCGCGAGATGCGGGCGGCGTCTGCCGTCTGGGGGTGACCGATGGCCGTCTTGAACGCGAAAGCCCGACAGCGATCTGCGACCGTGACGCAGAAGAGCAACGGCGGCACGCGCTACCGTTTCCCGATGCCGGACAAGGCGCACGCGCGCAGCGCGCTGGCCCGGTTGCCGCAGGCTAAGAATCTGACTTCTGCGGAGCGCACCAAAATCCGCACGCGCGCGCGGAAGATTTTGGGAGAATAAAAAAATGCCGGTCAATACACCACGCGAGGAATACTCTACCTATGCCGCCACCTGGCAGCGGATGCGCGACACGTTCGCGGGTCGAGATGCGATCATCAAAGCCGGGGCACTCTACACGC